GTACCCCCACCCCCGCCTGCGTCTGCGTGGCGGAGCATCGCCCGGCCGTGCTGGAGCCCCAGGCCCATCACCTCTGGCCCATCTACCTGGGCGGGCCGCCGCACCCCATGACGCTGCTGGGCCTGTGCGCCTCCACCCATACCAACGTCCACCGGTGCCTGCGGGCGATGGTCAAGGCCGGCCGGGTGCTGTCCCAGGCCGAGCTGCGGGAGCCGGGCCGCCCGTCGGTGCCCCGCTACTCGTGGGTGACCGCGGTCAACGGGTTCCTGGCGTGGGACGCCGCGGGCCGACCCGAGTAGACACCTACTTGACACGGGTACCCCCCTACCCCATACTGGATCCATGACCACCACCAAGGCCCGCACCCTCCGACTCGCCCCCAAGGACGTCATGACCGGAGACCTGCTCATCGAGCGGGACCACAACGGCAGCACCGTGGAGACCCTGGTGACGTGGCTGGAGCCCAAGCGCACCAACCGCGGCGCGACCGGCTGGAGCATCACCACCGTGGACGGGGCCCGCTACTGGTACGCCGCCCAGCGCCGCCTGACCGTCAAGCGCTCAGGGCCCAAGGGCCTTGGCGAGGCCTGACCCAACCCGCACCACCCACCAACCGACAGCAGGGGAACCCACCACCATGAACGCACGTGTTCGCACCATCGCCAGACTCGCGGCCACCGCCGCGCTGACCACCACCGCCTGCCTGGGCATGTACGGGATCGGCCTGCACCAGGGCACCACCACCGGCCAGGCCCAGGCCGCCGCCGACGCCCGCCAGCTCGCCCAGGTCACCGCCGGCAAGGCCGCAGCCACCGAGCGGGCCCGGACCTACTGCGCCGGCTGCACCGTGCGGGTGACGACCTGGCACGACGACGACGCGCACAGCATCGACACCTGGGACACCTTCCCCGACGGGTACCGCCAGCAGTCCTACGCCTGGTCCGACCGCGACCTGGCCGGGTACACCACCGTGAACCTGGCCGCCCGCTGATGGCCCGGCCCAAGCCCCCCCGCGCCCACCTCATCGACAGCGGCATGGCCTACCAGGTGCTGGTATCCCACACCACCAGCCCGCTGGTGGCCACCGTGGTGGCCGCCCCCGAGTACGCCGACGCCACCGGTATGGACCTGGCCGCCATGGACGTGCCCGAGGCCGCTGACCTGCTGGCCGGGCTGCACGTCATCCGCGTGGGCCTGTTCCGCAAGAACCCCTGCCACCCCAGCAGCTGCTGGGAGGGTGGCGGCCACGGCTGGCACCTGGGATACGCCAAGCGCCCCGGCCCTGGCGTGTTCCCCGGTGTCCTGGTCGGGACGCTCCCGTGACCGCCCGCCTGCTGGGCCTGGCCGCCGCCCTCGGGCTGGTCGCCGCCGTCGGGTTCACCGCGGCCACCCACCACACCACCAGCACCGCCCGCCCCCTGCCCGTTCCCACCGTGAGGATGCACCCATGACCCTGCCGCTGCGTGGCGTGGTGGAGGCCCCGCCCTACCTGGCCGACCCCGACCCCGCCCCAATGCTGTCCCCCGAGACCTGCGTGGCCATCTTCCATGAGGCGGTCAAGGCCGGTGACGCGGACGGGGTACAGGCCGCGCTGACCATCCTGGCCCCGCAGGACCCGCACAAGGCGCAGAAGCTGCTGGACAGCCTGGGCCTGGCGCTGGCCGTGGCCGAGCGTATGGGCCCCCAGTGAGCCGGCGTCCGCACGGGCCCTTGTTCCGCGAGTACGTCCCGCCCATCACCCGGGCGCAGGACTGGACCCCCGACCCGTGCACCGCACAGACCCAGGTGCCCGCTCTGACCGGCTCAGGCCTCCAGGCGTATGGCGTGGTGTGTGGGATGACCGCCCACCACCGCGGCTGGCACCTGTCCCCCTGCGGCTGGTCCTGGAACCCCGAGACGGGGCAGGCCCTGGCCTTCCCCACCACCCCCTGAAAGGCAAGGCATCAACATGGCAGGCGACACGATCATCACCGTGGTGGGCAACCTCACCGCCGACCCGGAGCTACGGTTCACCCCCGCCGGTGCGGCGGTGGCCAACTTCACCGTGGCCTCCACCCCCCGCCACTTCGACCGGCAGGCCAATGAGTGGAAGGTCGGAGAGACCCTGTTCCAGCGCTGCAACGTGTGGCGGGAGGCGGCGGAGAACGTGGCCGAGTCCCTGCACCGCGGGACCCGCGTCATGGTCCAGGGCCGCCTGGTGTCCCGGTCGTATGAGACCAAGGAGGGGGACAAGCGCACCGTGACCGAGCTGGAGGTGGATGAGGTGGGCCCCTCCCTGCGGTACGCCACCGCCAAGGTGAACCGCACCCAGCGCGCCGGCACCACCGGCGGGGGCACGGTGGCCAACGACCCGAGGCCGCAGGGTCAGCCCGACCCGTGGGCCCAGGGCCCGCAGGGCGGCGGCCAGGGTGGCTGGGGCCAGCCCGCCAACGATGAGCCGCCGTTCTGATGGCCGGGCCCACCGCCGTGAGGCGCGCAGACCTGGCCGCCCTGCCCAAGGCCCGCCTGGTGGCCCTGCTGTGGGAGCTGCAGCAGGTGGCCGTGGAGGCCGCGCAGCAGTACCACGCGGACAGTCCCGAGGCGGGCGGGCGGGATGTCTGCGTCCTGAGCCCCAACAGCATCCTGGAGCCGCTGGAGGACGCCACGGGGAGGTGCTGCTGATGGCCGGGGGGACCAAGGCCTACCGGTACGCCATCCGGGACGACCTGGGCCGCACCATCCTGGAGCGGTACTGGGTGCCCGAGCGGCTGTCCGAGGTCCGCGCCGAACGGGCCGGGAACACCGTCACCCTGTACGCCGCCGCGCAGGTGCTGGAGCAGGTGGAGGTGGACCCCGCCATGGGGCCGCTGTCCCTGCTGCGGTGGAACGCCGAGAGCGACACCCCCGCCAAGCCTGTCACGCACCGGGTGCCGGTGGTGGACGTCCCGTTCTAGGCTGGGCCCCGATCTGTGACGGGATCGGCAGGTGGCCCCCGGTGCGCGCCAACGCCCGGGGGCCTTCCCATGCCCGGACGGTAGGGCCCTGCCCCTCTACGCTGGCCCCTGACCAGCAGGGAGGGCACCCCCATGCCACTGAGTGACGTTGCCTGGGCCATCCAGGACATGAACGACCGGGCCGGGCACCTGACCCTGTGCCGCAACTACTACGAGGGCCGGCACCGTCCCGTCCTGCCCGCCGGGAAGACCCTCAACCGGCTGCTGCGGGAGCTGCTGGAAGACCTGACCGACAACCTGTGTGACGACGTGGTGAACGAGCCCACCGACCGCCTGACCATCGCCGGCTGGGACGCACCGAACAACCCGACCCTGGCCCAGGCCGCCGCCGCCCTGTGGGAAGAGAACCGGGGCGATGCCCGCTCCCCCAAGGTCCACCGCGACATGTGGATGGCCGGCGACGGGTTCGCCATCGTCCAGGAGAACACCCAGGGCCGGCCGCGCATGTTCGTGCAGCAGCCCGAGCAGATCGCGGTGCGGTACTCCACCGACCAGCCCGACACCATCGAGGCCGCGGCCAAGGCGTGGAAGGCCGGCTCCCGCTGGCGCATCAACGTGTACCTGTCCGACCCGAACCACCCCGAGGGCCCCGCCACCCTGGAGCGGTACGCCTCCAAGGGCACCTCCCCCACCGGCGGCCTGCCCACCGTGAAGGCGTTCCAGCTGGTCACCGAGGACGAGGGGTACGGGGCACCCACCGAGGAGCTGCCGGCGTTCCCGGTGCACCACTTCCCCGCCGATGAGGTCGGCCGCTACGGCCGCTCCGCCCTCACCCCCGTGATTCCGCTGCAGGACGTGCTGAACAAGTCCGTGGGGGACATGGTGGTGACGATGGAGGACACCGCCCTGCCGCAGCGGTGGGCCACCGGCGTGCAGGTGGAGTACGACCCGCAGACCGGGCTGGAGGTGAACCCGTTCACCGGGCCCGGTGGGAAGGCCAAGGTGTGGCGCTCCGCCTCGGAGAAGGTCCAGTTTGGGCAGTTCGCCCAGGCCCAGCTGGGCGGGTTCCTGGAGGTCCAGGCCCAGTGGCGGGCCGAGATCGGCCGCAAGGGCTACCTGCCCGCGCACAGCGTCAACCCCACCACGGCGCTGCCGCCGTCCGGGGTCGCTTTGCTGGTCGCTGACGGCCGGCAGGTCAAGCGCGTCAAGAACGCCCAGGCCCTAGTCGGGCAGCCCTGGCGCGAGCTCATGGCGCAGATGCTGACCATGGCCGGGCACGCCTGCACCGCGGCGGACCTGGAGATTATCTGGGGGCCGGCCGAGACCCGCGACGAGCAGGCGCTGGTGGACACCCTCACCGCCAAGGTGGCCCTGGGCCTGCCCAAGCTGCAGGCCCTCATCGAGCTGGGGTACGACCCGGACGACGCCGCCACCTGGACCGACGCCGCGCAGGCGCAGGCCGAGCTGGACGCCGCCATGGCCGTGGACGCCATGGGTGGACGCCTCAGCCCGGTGCCGCTGACCCCCGGCGGGATCCTCCCCCCACCGGCCTCGCCGCCGGCTGGGGCCCCTGAGCCCGCCGTGCCGTGAGTGAGCCGCTGTCCGACCTGGACCTGACCGCCCTGGCCCACGCCAAGGCCGTGGAGGCCCTGGAGGACCAGGCCGTGGCCACCATGGCCAAGGCGTGGGCGGGTGTGGTCAAGGCGCTGGAGGGCGACCTGGAGCAGGTGCTGACCAAGGTGGCCAAGGCCCGCGCGGCCGGTAAGCCGCTGTCCCCGGCGTGGGTGTTCCAGGAGGACCGGGTGCGGGTGCTGCTGGCCAACGCCCGCGCCAACGCCACCCAGTACGCCCAGGTGGCCGCCCGGGCCACCACCCAGGTGCAGGCCGCCGCCGCCCAGCATGGCCACGCCGCCGCGCAGGCCGCCGTGGACCGCGCCACCGCCGGGCTGGGCGCATCGTTCGCCGCCGCCACCCCGGAGACCCTGGGCGTGGCCGTGGGGTTCCTCGCCGACGGCTCCCCCCTCGCCTCCCTGCTGGCCACCCTGGGCCAGGATGCCGCCGCCGCGGTGTCCGACGCCATCGTGCAGGGCGTGACCCTGGGCCACGGGGTGGACGTGATGCGCCGCGCCGCCATGAGTGCGGGGAACCTGCCCCGGCACCGGGCCGAGACCATCGTTCGCACCGAGGCCATGCGCGTGTACCGCGAGGCCCACCGCCAGACCTACCTGGCCAACGACGACGTGCTGACCGGGTGGACCTGGCGGGCCCACCTGGACTCCGCCACCTGCGTCTGCTGCGTGGTGATGGACGGCACCGCCCACCCCACCGACGAGCGCCTGGACGGACACCCCCGCTGCCGCTGCGCGATGGTCCCGGCCACCAAGTCCTGGGCCGACCTGGGCCTGGACGGCATCGAGGACACCACCCCGGCGGTGCGGTCGGGCAAGGACTGGCTGACCCGGCAGACCCCCACCATCCAGCGGCACGTCCTGGGGTCGGGAAAGTTCCGCGAGTGGAAGGCCGGCCGGATCACCCTGGACGACGTGGTGGCCCGCCCCAGCTCGCCGCGGTGGGGCACGATGCGGCGGGAGCGGTCGCTGATCGAGATACGCCAAGGGCGGAACGCCAACTACCACCCCACCACCAAGGCCGAGGCCACGCCGCCGGCCGTGCCGGTGCGGGCCCAGTCCAAGGCCGAGGCCAAGCTGGCCGACCTCATCCGGGCGCTCACCGAGTCCCGCGACCGCTCCCAGGCCCTGTGGAATAACGGGAACGGACA